CATCGAAGCTGATCAGGCTGACGTTGCCTTTCTTTCCGCCCAACTTGGCGCCGTATTCCTCGGCGCTCATATCGACGAACGCGTCGATATCGCCGAACGCGGCTGCCTTGAACAGGGCCAAGCCTTTGCTGGCTACACGGGCTTTTTCGACCAGTTCCAGCACAAGGGCATCGCGGGCAAGGTCAAGCGGCTTGATCATGCTTTCGGCAACGAGACGACGTTGCGCGTCGACGCGGTAGCCTTCGGGGATGGTGTGTTGTTGTGCAGTCATTTCGGGGTTCCTTAATGGAGAGTTGGGCGAGACCAGTCGGCAGGACGGGCGGCGCTGATGGGTTCGCGCCATTCCAGGGTTACGCCCTGGAACAACACGGTGTAACGGGTACTTCCGGCGCTCGCGTGCCGCTGGTAGCCGCTGACGGAGCGGGCGTTGATCAGTGCGCGACCGGCCTCGGGGTCGATGGTCAGTCGGTTTTGCACCGGGTCGAGGCTCAGCAACCGGATACGCATCGACTGCAAAGTCCGTGCGGCGTTGTTGAACACTCGCAGGTGTTCGGCCAGGGACGGGGTCAACACTTTTAGCGGCGTGCGGTTAGTGGAGGCGAGCATGGTCAATCTCCTGATGGCAGCGGTCGGGGTTGTGAGTGCAGTGCTGGCAGGCACGCCAGTGCTGCATGGCTTGCGGGTTGTGGGTCGGTGCCGGTTTTTCGCGATAGATTTGGCACTGATCGGTGGTGACCACGTCCTCCAAGGCCACGCACTCAATGCGCCCGAGAGTTGCCATGACGCGGCGCTCGACACCGGCCGTGCTGGGCGATGCGTAGCGGTTGGCCAAGATCAGGCTGACGGCGGTGCGGCTCATACCAATGCGCTGGCTGGCTTTGGTTTTGTTGCTGGCGGCGACTTCGGCGGCGAGCAGGCGCACGAACAGCGGCGGCTCTGGTCCCCAGGCGGCGAGTTGAACGCTCATAGATCGTCCTCCGCAGGTTCGGCCTGTCGGAACACGACTTCGCCCAGGTTAGGGTCGAAGACCTGACCGATGCGCTGAATCATGGGCGGGCGTGGGCCGGTGTATTTGCCGTGCCCCAGGCGGTAGCGGGCCTTCTTGCCTGGCTTGCTGGCCTGGACCTCGACGACATAGCCCGCACGCTTGAGCCATTTCAGGTAAGAGCGGGCCGTCCAACTGGTGGTTGGCACCACAATAGAGGCTTGCGCGGCCAGCTCATCGGCATCCAACTCTCCCAAGATGCGCAGAGAGCGCCACATGGCTTCGGTGCCTTTTCCTGCGGTGCTGGGCTTGCCGTCGCGAGTGACGGCGGGCGCCTCGGCCCCCACGTCCTTGAGCAGGCGCAGGGTCTGTTCTTCAAACTTGGCTCCGTCGATGACCTCAACAAAACCACCCTTGATCAGCGATTGCAGGTAGCTGCGCACGGCGGTGTCATCGGTGCTGGCACGACGGGAAATTTCATAGGCTGTAAACCCATCACGGCCTACACGGATGGCTTCCCAGATGCGCTGGCGATTGCCTTTGGTGCCCTGCATTTCCAGATCAATTTGTTTGCGACCACGTCCCCCAGCCATTACACGCCCCTCCGTACCGGAGCCTCGCCGGTAAACCAGCCACGATTACCCCAGCCAGCCAGGTCGATGCTGTCCATGGCCATGGCCTGGGTTTCGCCGTAGACCTTGTAAAGGTTGACCGCGACGCGGCGCAGGCAGCCGCGCACCTTGTGGCGCAGGTCTTCCAGCAGATCGTCGGCAATTTTCAGAGACGGATAGCTGGCTTTGGCCAGACTGCGCAGGTCATCAAGGGTGGCGGGTTGAGCAGGCACCCACTCAAGCACCCGGTTATGCAGGCGCTCCAGCTTGGCCAAGCTGCTGGGCACACGCTCTTCACCGATCAGGACGATGGTGCCCTGACTGGCGTTGTAGATATCGGTCAGGACATTGGCCACGGCTTTTTCGAGCAGGTATTGAACGTCATCGATCAGCAGCGGACGGCCGCTACGGGACAACTGTTCGGCCACCTGATCGACCATCACCGACAGCGTTTGGCCGGGGGCGATGCTCATTTCTCGCAGGATCGCTTGCAGGAAAGCTTTCTTGCTCCAGGTGTCACGGCACTCGACGTAGTAGGCGCGGTGCAGGTTGGCGGCGAAGGCTGCGCCAACGCTTTTGCCCAGGCCGCTGGCGCCGTACATCACAACCAGACCCGGTAGGCCCATAGGGCGAGAATGGGCGCGCTCGATGGCGGCAGACAACAGGCCGACGTTGGTCAGCGGGACGATTTTAGAAACACTCATGTAAAGCTCCTTGAAGGTCTTGTATTACGCGCGGGCTTGTTCCGCGAACTCGAACATGCGGCGGATCGAGGCGAAGTCCGGGTGTTTGGAGTAGCGGCTGTGCCACTGGATTTCTTCGTCCGTCAACGACTCGCCATTGCCCAGGCGGTCAGCGAGCTGGTGCCAGAGGTGGTAACGGGCAGTTGGGTCGGACGGCAGGTCGAAGGCCGGGGCCTGCGGGGCTGCCAGCTGGGCGAAACGTTGGGCTTCGGCGAGTTGTTCTGGTGGCAGTTCGTACGTGCTGGATGCCGCCGTGATGACGCGCATTTCCACGTCTTGCCCAGTAATGGTCTTGGCCTTTTTGACCAAGCGGGACAGTTGGCCGCGCTCGCGCTTCTCGCTGGCTTTCTCCAGCATGGTTTTCGGCATGGCGGGGCTGGCGTTGCCATCGAGCAGGGCCTCGCCGATCAGGTCGCCGTTCAGGGTGTGAACCCATACGCGGCTTGAGTCGCGGAAGTCATAGGCCACGCGGACCTCTTCACCGTGGAAGCCGTCCAGATCGCGCAGAAAGTAGGTGCCGCTGTTCCACTGCACCTGACAGCGGTGAACGATGCGTTCAACTTGTGGGCGGGTCAGGCTTTCTACGATGTTGCCGTCTGCCAGCAATGGCTCCCAGCCCTCGGCCTCTGCCGATTTCCAGGCCTCCATGGGGCTCTGATTGCGTTTGCGTAGGGTCAGAAGATCGCGAAACTTCGGCAAGCCACGATGTGGACGGTGGTTGTATTCATCTAGCGCACGTTGCAGCTCGGCAAAGAATACGGCGAACTCTGGAACGACCGTAGGAGCAATGCCCAGGGCAAGCTGTTTACGTGACAGCTTGTGGGTTTTGGTGGCGGCTTCCTTGTCCATGTCGGCGCCGATGTAGCTGTCGAAGGTCTTGGCAAGCCTGACCAGGATGGTTTTGTGTGGCCGCTCAATCACGCCGCGTGCCTGGGAGTTGTAAGGCAGCGAGTGAGTGATGGTGCCGCCCAGGCGGTCGTTGACTTCGTAGACGACGGCGTTGTCAAAGCCGCTGCCGTTGTCAACGTAAAACACTTTGTACATGCCGCAGCGGGTGACGCTGTCACGCACGGTGTCCAGCGTGGCCAGGGTCGATTCGGCCAGGTTCACCGAGAAGCCGACGATGCGGCGCGTGGCCCAGTCGATGACCATGGTGATTTCGGGGCGGAAGATCTGCCCCGTCAGCGGGTTGATGACCTCGGCGTCAAAGGTGTGTCCGTCAGCCACCCACACATCATTCGGCCAGAGCATGTCGGCCTTACGACGGTTGTAGGCTTTCAGCGCGTTCAGTTCATGCGGCCCCATGCGGCCGCGTTCACGGACCGAGGGACTTAGCTTTTTCAGCCAGCGCCGTACAGCGTGGATGCTGGGGCAAACGCTGCTGCGCACCTCGCCGTGTACTTGCTTGAACTGCTCGTATGCCGCTTCGACGCTAGGTTTTTGCGGGCGCTGATAGTGCTTGAGGAATTCGCCTGCCCAGGCCGGGACACTCATGTCTTTCTGTCGACGAGCTGGCGCCAGGCCGGTTTCGCCATGGGCGCGGTAGTCCGCGAGCCAGCGCTTGAGGGTGCGTTCGGACAAAGATCGATCTTCGGTCTTACGGTCGTTGGCACGAACGACGCGCTCAGCCAGGTAGGGACTGAGGTCGCCGGATTTAGCCAGGGCCACCAAGGTCAGGATGGCGCGGTTTTGGCTGACTACCTGGCTCATACGTTCGATTTCGCGGACGAAGGACAGGCGTGCCGACATGACGGAGGACTGTGAATCGTTTAGGCGTGACGCTTTTTCAGCGTCACGCCCTGCGCGAATTACGTGCGGTTCGATTGCTCGCTCTGGGGTGTTTTTAATTACTGTTGCAGCGATCAGGGCTGCTTGAGTGGCTTTCGGGAGTACCGAGAAGGCGTATTCCCGTCCGCCGCCCTGACCTAGGCGTAACTGGCATTCCCAGCTTTCACGCTTGGCAAGACGTATCAGCCCGCTAACCGAACTCGGCATGCCAGGCAACCCTGCGAGTTCACGTGGGCTGTACCAGTTACGCATGGTCGTCACCCAGTAGTTTTTTCAATTCCCGGGCTTTGCGTGTTGCGTCGGCGGCAACCCGTGATAGGCGTCCAAGCTCGGCGTCCAATGCTTCGCGACCATAAGCAACTCGGCCGCCACGCAGGTGAACTTGCCAGTTGGTTAGGAGGTGGCTGGCACAAACTTCTTCCAGCAGAGCAGCTCTGTATAAAGGAAGGTTGTGTTCGGCGCGGGCAGGACTCGACCAAGCGTCAAGCATGTATTTGCTGACATCATCTCCAGAGAGTCGAGACATCCGGGTCGCAATTTCATAGCGATCCAGCTCTGAGCCCTTGAGCAGTTCACTGACCATTTCGCTGACCTGGGCGGCATAGTTACCATGGCCTGGGACAGACAGAATGGGTTGAGGGACAGAGAAGATGTCTAGCGTTTTATCGTCTTTTCTGTGACGCATGTCTAAATCTCCGCGCCAGTATTACGGTGCGAAACAGGACGGTAACCGCTATCATTCGCGTAGTCGGTATAGTGTTGGTATACCGACTGTTCTGCCCTATTCGGACGCAGGCGCTTGGGCGTGTCATCAACGTTCCAGCGCTCTGGCCAAAGTTTGGCCGGAACGGTGTCGAGGGCCGCAGCAATGGCGCGCTCCACACGTGGGTATGCACGCTCTTTGGTAGCCCTGATCGCACGGTCAGTGATACCGAGCTGACGAGCCAGTTTGGCGGCTGAGCTGCCACGGATGCGTAGCTGGTACTTGATCCATTCCCAGCGGCCAGCAGGATCGAGAGGTATGTCTTTAGCGTTCATCGCAATAACCATCTAGGCGGGTGGTTTTTTTGGGCTGTCTAACGGCCTGTTGCGGATAGAATACGGTCAAATAATCTCGAACTCAATCAAATATGACTGGTCAAGGTTGGAATTTCGCTGAGCATTGACCTTAAATTTAAAAGTTGCTTTGAAATCAATGGGTTGCATGATGGTTGACCTCGCTCAATTTGAGTCCATGTCCGGTCAAGGTTGCAGTAATGAACTTTGACGGCTTTGGCGAACGTCTAAAACAGGCGATAGGTGCCGATAAGCCCTACGCATTCGCTAAAAAATGCGGGGTTTCGGAGAGTTTGCTACGGAAGTATTTGAGCGGAGCTTCAGTTCCCAGCGTAGAGAAAGCCTGGGCAATGGCTAAAACAGCAGGAGTGTCGCTTGATTGGCTTGCTGGTGGGGAAGGCGGTATACGTCCAGTGGGCTCGTCAAATAAGGCGGGTGACTCGGAGGAGGGGACCTATGCCTATATCCCGCTCTACGATGCAAGATGCAGTGCTGGGCATGGCACATGGAACGAAGAAGCAAAGGTCCTGACTATGCTGGCGTTTACTGCCTACTCGCTTCGCAAGCAGGGCTTGAACCCATCTAGGCTTTCCGCCATTCGGGTTGATGGGGATTCTATGGCCGGCTTGCTGGAGGATGGTGACACGGTGATGATCGATCACGGTCGGAATCAGTTAGAGGCGGAGGCTGTCTATGTGATTCGACTCGATGACCATCTCTATGCCAAAAG